TCCTAATTGTTCACCAATTTTCTCACTAATAATAACATCTTCATTAAATAAATCTTTATATGTATCTAATGACCTGTCAAACGAAGCAGTAATAACATGGTCAGGTTTTTCCTTTACATGTTTCTCAATAGATTTAAAATAACAATCTTCTCTAGTAGGTATAAAATATTTCTTTTTATTAAACCTATCTTCTTCATAATAAAAATCTACTTTACCGTCTGTAACCTGGCAAATAGAAGCATTATGAGATATATTAATCCCTAGTGTCCTCATTCATCACCTTATCCATCATTTTATTAACAACTTCTTTTAATTTACTTTCCCAAAGTTCTTTATATTTTTCTTTATACTTCGCAACTGTTTCCTCATTTACTGCCCATTCTTTAACATCTTCTTTAGTAGGAGCTGTTGCCTCTTTTTCAATTTCTCTTTCTCTGAAACTCTTAACAATTGGTTTCATTAATTTTTCATCTGCTACTTGATTACCACTACCTGATGGTGCTGGTTTGTAATTAGGGTTTTCAAAGCCTGGGAAATTTGGTTCGCCTGGTGTAATAGTTGAGGTATGTTTCGCATAGTCTTGACCTATATCCGTGGACTCAACTGCTGTGAAACCATAATCAACATTTAAATTGTGTTCTCTTATAGCAACATCTAATTCTTTTTTGGCCTCTGGAATACAATCCCATATCCACGCCTTATGTAAATTATTTTTAGTATCTTCTACAACAATATAATTTGTACCTTTTCTAACTACTTTACCAAAAACATCTTCTTTGGTGTAATGTACTTCATCACCTATATTAAATATTTGTTCTCTTATAAACAGGTCTCTTATTTGTTGTTGTTCAAATTCATTTAAACTTGCAATAGGTTTTGCCTTTCTCATATGTAAATAGTTGGCAGCCAAGTTCATACCTTTTCTAACTTGTTTAAATAATTTGTCTGCGTTAACACCTCTTGGTAATCCTTGTCTGAAACTACCTAAATCACCTTTAGCAGCAGCGGCTCTCATCTTACTTGCACTCATGCCTGTTGCTCCTTCAGCGTCAGGATCCCTTTCACCTGCTGATAAAACATTTACATTATCAAAATTGTAATGACCATGTCTTGATTTTACATCATTGTATTTGTTAATAATAGTTTCAAATTCTCTAACTCTATCACTACCAACTACCATAAAGACCTCTGTAAATCCTTGTCTGTATAACTCTGTACAGATATCAAGTATCATATTAGTATTATTAATCTGTATCTTTCTAGCATGTCTTGGAAACATATCTCTCATAACAGCTAGTTTATCTCTAGCAGATAATGGATTCTTTTTAGGGTCTTCACTTCTACTTAAATATATTCTATACTCATCAGCACGAACACTTGCCACTTTATTAATAAGTTTCTCATGTCCTATTGTTGGTGGATTAAATCTACCAAAAGTAAATGCAATTGACTTTCTTCTAGCTTCAGTTTTTAAACTATCTATTTCTTTATCTGTTACCACTCCATCATCTAAAATTTCTTTACACTTCTTATAAAATTTTAAGTAGTGGTATTTTTCTAACATCTTATAGATAACATTTTTAGGTAGTCTATTCTTAATACCATATTTTCTTATTTCATCTGGCGACATATCACTATCAAAGGCTGCTCTTCTATCAAGGGCAACTTTATCACCAATGTTTATTATGTCTGCTATACTATCTTCAATCTCTTCTAGTTTACTATTAATCTTATCTTGCAAATTTAAAATGTCATCTGCTTTTAAATCTCTTAACTCATCATAATCAATAATATCTCTTTTTAATTCACCTTTAACTACATCTATCTCTTGTACTTTTTTATTAAAGTCATTGATATATAAACCTACATCAAAGGTAAAATCATCAGGTCTTTTGATAAAGATATTTCTTTTAATATCAAATACTGCGTCTGCCTTTTTATTTTGGTCGTCATAAGTTTTTTCATCTGTAATAATATAATAGTTAATTGGGTGTTCAGAACCTGGTATTAATTTACCTTGTATGTTATCTGGATTTGCAGCTGATAAAAACTTTTTAGATAATCTCAATCTTTCATCTTCTCTTTTACCTTCTGGTACATCAAACAATACATTGATGTCCAAGTCTGCGTCATTTCTATATCGTTTTGTTAATATGGAACCAATCAAAGTATATTTTAAAACAGGATATTCTTTCTCAAACTCCTTCAATTGAGCCTCAATCATCTTAATTACAGATGGTTTTATTTTTGGATTTTTACTAGAGGCACTATCAAATACTTTAGGCGCATAAGTCCTTCTAGGTATATCAATAATACTTTCTTTAAATGTTTTCATCTTCTTCTTAATTTTCTTTCTGTAGCCATCCACCTTTTTGCTGTATAGCTTTTAATATTTCTTCTTAATAATCCTGAAACAGATTTATATACTTTATTCATAGTTGTGCTTGTCAATTCTTTATCACTTATATTATTATCAACAATAATCATATTGCCAACACCAAATAGGTTTTGAAATTTACCTATGTTTGATTGCACTTGTTCCCAGGACCTCTTTGTAATATATTCTGGTATAGTTCTTTCTCTTCCTCTATTTCTCATTAACGCAACATCTAAAGTTGTGTTAACAAATACCATATAACAATCATAACCTAATTGTTGTAATAGACTTGCTTGATATTTAATCTTATCAAAATCTCTACCAGTACCATCAATAACCATACCTAATCTACCCATAATAGCCAAGTCTAACATTTTATCTGTTGTTGCTTTCGCTCTTGCTCTTAACATATCTCTAGCCTCTGTTTCACTATCAGGCATTTTTAAAGATAGATTGTTTTTCTTTAATGCATTTTCAAAAGCTGCGTCTGAATTAATTACTTTTAAACCTGTACCACCAAATGCACTAGCAGTTACAAATGTTTTACCTGAACCAGGACCACCTGCTAAAAAGAAAGCTTTGAATATATGTGGGTCATATAAACCTTCTTGTAAATATCTTATGTCGTCAAACTTTTTCATTTAGTTTTATCTATAATAGTTTGTGCTATTTCCTCTGGTGTTCCACCCTCTGCATTAATTATTATTAATTCATCTTTATAATAATCTAAAAGTGGTTCTGTTTCTCTTTCAAATACTTTTAATCTATTCTTTATAATTTCTGGTTTATCATCTTCTCTACCTCTAGCTGTCAATCTTCTAATAACTTCTTCTTCGGACACCTCAAGGAAGAAAACATAATCATATTCAATACCTTTATCTTTCATTGCTTTTGCTTGTTCAAGGTTTCTAGGAAAACCATCAAATATATAACCCTTATTAGCGTCTGGTTTTTCCAATCTATCTTGTACAGCCTTAATAACAATGTTAGTAGGTGCAAACTCACCTTTTGATAATAAATGTTTTACTATGTCGTTTGTCTTCGCCAACTTTCTCATCATGTCGCCAGTATAAATGTGTGGTATGTTAAGTTTCTTTTCTATAATTTCAGAAAAGGTAGATTTACCTGAACCAGGTCCACCAATCATAATGATTCTTTTTCTACCTAATGCTTCAAATATATAATCTTTAAAACTCTTCATTACCATCCTTTAGGCATTGTAAAATTCTGCCTACTAAATTCTAATCTATCTACAAGTTTAACTGCACCTGCAACTCTATCAACAGCAACATAACCCTCTGGTGCCGTAACTCTATAACCTTTACTTGTTCTTAAAAAATTACCGATACTTTGTATCTGATTCATTTTCTGTAATAATGTTGTCTTACAATTACCTAATGTTATATGACTTGCGATTGCAAAATATAATCCAGTTCTATTACTTCTTATCCATCTGTCACCATCATGTTTTGCTTTAATAAATTTCTCTTTACCTTTAGGAGTTTTTCTTGCGTCAATTTCTGATTGTAACATGTTAGAATAATAATCTTCAAACTGTCTTTGCATAGTAGCAACTTTATCCATGCCACTATTTGAGTTCTTAATATAGTAATTGAAATAACTTTTTAATCTAAAACCTACAGACAATTGGTCACTAGAAGACTTACTCATTAGGTCTAATACTTTTCTTGCCTTATTTAAAGAGCCTTCAGCCATTCTTATTTGAGCGTCAAATGTTTTTAATTCTCCTACTGTAAATGTAGAAGCACCAGAAGTGTCTTGGTATCCTGCACTTGCTAAAAATACATTTCTACCACCTGAACCTCTTATTGTTCCAAATCCAGCAGATAAAGATTTCATATCTTTACCACTATATTGTGTATGAAATACAATACCCATTTTAGCATTCATAATCTTTCTTGCTAAATCACTACCAGCTGGTACTGCATATGTTATAGTATTTGGTGTAAAAGAAACCATCTTTTCACCATTTATATTAATCATTTTAAGGTCGTCTGTAAATAACAAATCGCCTTGTAATATATTTTTGATATTTAATCTGGCAAGGTTTGATAAACATACACTCAATTTATCTGCAACTGCACCACTATGGTTGATACGGATATCTCTTTGTGTATAGTTTATTTTAGGTTTTACATTGAAAACTGATTTAGTACCGACAAAGAACCTGCCGTTTTCTGGATTGACACCACATATAATAGCAGGAGCACCGTCCCACTTAACAGTTATATTAGTCTTACCGCCTGAAGAACCAGACAGCATATCTCTTACTGACTTTAAAAAATTAATTGCATTGTCGCCACCTTTAGAACCTCTATTAATTATATCATCTTCTAAATGTTCTAGGTGGGTATTCTTATCTTGGGTAAAAAAACCTTTAAAATTAAACATCTTCCTCTCTCATTTTATCCATTATACCAAAATTCTTCCATCAATCTAACTATACTATTTATACAAATTTCACTCCACTCGTTGTTATGAATAGTGATTTACCTGACCAACCACCTGCTTGTCTAGTTCTACAAGTAATTGGTATCATAACCTTTTTATTCTCATATATAAACCTTAATTTAAACGATTGTGATGAGTTATCATAATCATAACTAATATTCTTTAGTTTATTAGGTTTATTATTATATAATAAATCTTTTAATGCTCCGTCCTCTGATACATCTTTTATTGTACTAGCACCCATTTCTCTACCTATTAAGAGTTTATAAGGACAAGGTTTAAAAGAAGCTCTAGGGTCATCATAAGTATAGAAGTAAATAGTATTTAAAAAGTAAACTAAATGCTTACTATCTTTTAAATATAAAGCAAAGTTTTTAATAAGATTATTTCTAAAGATATAATAGAAATCATCAGCATAAAAATCTAAACCATCTGCTCTAAATGCAGCCGCTAGTAATGAAAAGGCCTCTTTGGAAGCACTCTCACTAAAAGGTTCTTTTGTAATATCAAAATTCTCAATATCTTTTCTTGCTTTTCTTTTACCTGTAGGTACTCTATTTCTAGCCTGGTTCCAAGACTTATCAATTAATCTTCCAACAGCATTTTGTTCACCACTTTCGCCCAACTTACCATAGTAAGCAAACATATTAGTATTAAATTTTGGTGTTTCATCTTTACCAGCCGCAATCTTATTTGAATAACCTTGAAAGGTTCCATCTGCAAACCCTATGATTACATCTGACGGTGTTTTAGGAGATATACCTTTTGGTTTACCTCTAGGCACCCAATATAATTTTGATATTCTTTTCTTTATATCTTTCTTAATAGCAATAGCATTGTTAAGTCCTATTTTTATATCTCTTTCAGCCGTTGCGTCTTCATCAATTAAATCTACTAGGTCTTTAAATGTTACCGGAGTACCTTCGCCTGTCAAGACACCAGTATTCTTATTGCCCATTTTGGCTGAGTATTTTTCAAGAAAAGCAGGACTACAATGTTTATTAGTTAAGAAATAAACTGATAAAAATTCATTGACATTTGAGGAAGCTGTACTATTTTTTCTAGTTGCCATACCTAGATGACCAACAACTTGTTTTTTAGTTGTTTTTATACCAAAAGGTAAGTCTTTATCTTTACCGGAGGCCAACTGAAAAAGAAACTGGCCTCTTCCCTCTAATATAGTTTTGCCTTTAATCTTTTCAACACATCTAAAAAGAATAGTCTTGTCAATCTTCTTTTTATAACCAACCTTTTTCAAGGCTGTTATTGTAGAAGCAACTGTACTACCATCCATAGTATAATATGGATTTGGTATTCCTTTTTGTTGATAATACGGCGATACTGTTGGCATTTGCCTCCCTTTTACACTATTTAGGAAGCTTTGGCAACCAGTTTATAGACTTTGATAGTTATAATTCCATAACATTCTTGGTATACCACCATTCTCTTGCCAGACTCTATGTTTATTGTGAAAGTCTGCAAGTGATTTAGCTTCATCTTCAAAGAAATGTTTAGCAACAATATTATTTGTAGGTTGCTCCAATACATGCCAAAGAATCTTTTTACCTTCTTTTTTCATCTGTACAGAATAGGAAAGTTTCTTCTTCATTGTATATGGTCTTCTATCACCTCTATGAAAGTGTACTTTTTGTTTTTTAGGCATTATAATTTAAAATCACTAAACTTATTGTAAGCATCCTCTTTTTCATCTACTTGGTTTGCGTCAACAATCTCTTGAGCTTTTTGTTGTACATCAAACAATCTCATTTTAGACCTGTCAACACCAACTATAAATGCACGATTCATACTAGGGTCATTATATCTATTCTTTAATTGTTTAACTTTCATCTGACCTAATTGTTCTAACTCATCATTTGAAATCAAAGCAAACATGAAATCAGCAGTTGCTGGAAGGCCAAAAGATTCAGAGGTATCTTCAAGACCAATATCTGTACTAACAAAACCGGTTCTAGTTGTTTGTGTCGCACTAAAGATTGGTACATTTGATTCTACTGCTAAACCTCTTAGCTCTTCAGCAATTGCTTTGACATAGAAGTATGATGAAATATTGCCACCTTTAAATCTACTTGAAGCACATATGTTTAAGTAGTCTATAAAGATAACATCAGGTCTAAAGGACTTCTTTAGAGCTAATTCGTTTATCAATGCTTTAAAGTGACCACTATGAGCGGCCGCTGTAGGATATTCTTTAATAATTAATTGACCTTGAGTCTTTTCTCTTAACTTGGTAATCTTGCCTTCATATAATTGTTGAGGCATATCATGGAGGTCTTCCATGGTAACATCTAATAAGTTGGCGTCTATTCTTTCTGCAATTCTTTCCTCTGCCATCTCCAAAGTAATATACAATACATTTAAACCTTGTAGTAAATAACTTGAAGCAACATGACACATAAACAAAGACTTACCAACACCGGTACCTGCCAATGCAATGTTTAATGTCTTACTTGGAACACCACCTTTGGTAATTCTATTCATATAATCCAAATCAAATTGGTATCTCTTTTCTTTTGTATGATAAAATTTAAATCTATCTTCAGCGTCTTGTATATAATCGTGACCAACTGACTTGTCAAATGATACTGCTAATGCCTCTGATAATATATGTGGTATGGCCTCTGGTGTTCTTGTCTTATCTTTCTTATCTAATATTTTAATACCACTTAATACTGCATTATGAACAGCACGGTCTTTACAAAATTTCTCTGTAGTTTCTGTTAACCATTGTTCATCTGACTCTGTATTCTCTATCTGATTAACATAATCTTTTATATGAGTTAGTTCTTCCTCATTAATATCTTTTCTCTGACCAAGTTCAATTAACATGGCGTCTTTTGTAGGAAGATTATTATACTTCTCTACAAATTTAAAAATCTCACCAAATAATAATTGTTCTACACGATTACCAAAATACTCCTCTTTGATAAAAGGTAAAACTTTTCTAGTGTACTCTTCTTTGAAGAATAGACTAGAGATTATTGTTTGTTCAATTCTGGATTGCTGTGCCATCTTTTAATTTCTCTTCTAATAATTCTAATAATATATCACCAATATAATCTATAAACTCTTTATTGTCAAGCAAGATTAGATTGTTTGGATTTTTATCTACGGTATAATCAAACTTCATTGGCAATTTGCCATCAGGAAGTTGTTCGGACTCGGGAGCAAATGCAACTCTACCATAGTGGTAGATTACATCTTTGTATTTACCCTCTGTTATTTTAACGCAAGAATAATCTTTACCCTCTTGTTGAGCAAAAGTGTATCTTCTATTCTTCTTGTCCGTAGGTGAATTTTTGTTTTGTATGTTCATCAATCTTTGTTAATATATCCTTTGTAAAATACTTTTCAGGCTCTGTATTAATAGATTTACCAAAAGCTTTACCTGCTGGTGTTTCATATCTTGTAGATACTTTCTTAAAGACACCTGCCTCTTCAGCAAGTTCTAAAAGTCCATAATGCCTATCAAGACCTTCTTTATAAGTTAATCGTACATCTATTTGAGCGTTTTCTTTTGTTATTCTTGACTTGTAATTTTTACAATGTATAATATTACCAACTACCTCTGTACCGTCTTTTTCTTTTCGTTTAGAAAGGTAGATGATTGATGAAGCAGCGTATTTCAAACCTGAACCGCCACCCATTTCTTTTTGTGGGAACATGGAACCAATCACATCATAAGTATGGTTGGTCATAATCATAGGCACATTTGCTTGGCCTAATTTAAGTGTTAAAACTCTAAAAGTGGATTTGACAATTTGAGACCTTGTCATATCTCTTGTTTCTTTACCAGCAGCTGTGTCTTCCATTTCTTTTGTAGTAGATAACATACCTAAACTATCTAATACAAACATCATTGGTTTTCTTTTATCTTCTGGTTGTTCTATATATTTGTCTATAATTTTTATTGATTGTGCTCTGAATTCTTGTACTGTTGCAACTGGCATAACTACCAATCTATTACTATCAACACCTCTACTCTCAACCATATCTTTTGAGATAGCATTTTCTGATTCAAAATAAATTACACCTGCGTCTTTGTCCATTTCTAAAAAGGACTTCACGACACCTAATGCAAAGAAAGTTTTACCTGTTGCAGCCTCACCAGCAATTGCTGTGATACGATTGCCTGGTAAACCACCGTAAATTGAACCTGAAAGAAGAGCGTTAAAGGAATATGAACCTGTATCTATGAAACTACCAACATCACCACCAGCAACACCGTCTTTTGCTAATGTGGCATATTCATTACCAGTTTCTTTTATTACATCTTTTAAAAAATCATTCATTATTTCTCCTAATATACATTAATTTGTTCATATTGTCAAGCTTCCACTATTTATCTTATTATATCTATCTGGCTGTCTTTAGTCCATATTTCCAAGTCTTTTCTTAAACGGCCATCTTCATTTAATTTATTAAACCTTTTGGTTGCATGTTTTCTCCACCATTCTATCAACTCATTGTCATGGAACCTGTCATAATTAGGTGCTTTAACTATCTTATCTGTTTTACCGTTGACAATATCTATATAATTCTCAATACCATAATTAGATACATAGTATCTTTTTCTCTCGGTTAATTTTTTAGCATTTATAATGGTTGTTTTAAACTTCTCTAAATCATCACCATCTAGTGTTCGTTTTACTAGACCAATAATAGCATTGGTTAATTTTAATTTTCTACTACTTGCATTTTCTTTAACTATAAGACCAACTCTATCCTCAACATAGTTTTGTAAATCTTTAAATGGTTTACCGTGTATCATTGGTATAAAATCACTATCAGTTAACCCTTTATATTTTAACATAGGTTTCATACCATCATATTGACTTGCTGATTTACTATTACCATATAAACTGGTTGTTTCAAACATTACCAAGTTCATATCATATTTTTTATTTAACATATCTCTAACTTGATGTGAACAACATAAAGCAGCCAACAATTTACCACCAAGATAATTAAAACCAAATGGTTGTGTTGGTACAATTACAAATCCCATAATGGCAGTTTTGTTAAAGGTTGGTAAATCTGGTATATTACCTAATAAAGTATTTCTAGGTTTACAATTGATAACTGGCGAACCAAATCTCATAAAACCTACAAACTTATTTGTATTCTTTTCTTTAACGGCCAATTTTAATGCCTTACCTGGGATAGAAACCATATTACTATGACTTGAAATCATATTAATACAAGTGTCCCATGTATGATTATCTAATTCAACAACTTCTAAATCCATAACCTCTGGTGACATAGTAAAATCATTGAACATATCTGTATCTAAACCCATACCAGGCAGAGGTGCCGGTATTGTATCTATTTGAGCCATTTTCTGGTCTCTCATATACTGGTCTATTCGGCTAAATTGTCCGAAATACTCATTAAATACATTAGCACAATGTAGTGCTTCA